GTTTCATCAACGTAGAGTAAGTTAACAGATTTACCACGAATACCTGCGCGGCTTGTTGCTGCGGTGAACACAATTGACCCGTTTTCAAGTGCAATGTCGCCTTTGTTCCACGTGCTAACGCCTTGCTGAAGCCAAATGGGAAGGTTTTCATACATGATCTGATAACGATACAAAACTTCTCTAGCGGCCGCGGCTTTGTTAGCTAGAATTGCAACTGTTTTGCTTTCTTGAAACAGGGTATACCATAGAATGTAGGCAGCCGATGATGTAGTTTTTCCTTGCTGGCGGCCTTCCATCAAAATAACTTTACGATTATTATGAATAACGTTTATTTTATTTACTTGACACGGATACAAATTAAAAGTTTGTAGTCCATGATCTAGGGTAACTATTTTACAATAGTTTGTAATAAAATAGATTGGATCTTCAGCACACTTTTTGTATTCTTCTATTTGTTCAAGTGTGTAAGATAGTCTAACGTTAATTGCTTTTAAATTAGCATTACCTAAATAATTTTTAGTCGCCATTGTTTTTCAATAACTTCTGCAATTCTGCTGTGCTTCCAACGAATAGATTATTGTTTACTTGCGTAGGCTGAGATTTATCCTCGCCTTTAAGTTCTTTTGATTTCTTCGCTAAATCTAACAAATCTTTATTTGTCTCTGCTAATGTTTTAATAAGTTGGCCAACGACCTCATATGCTCTAGGTGATTCACCTTCTTTTGCTAAGAATATGATATTTTCTATTGCATGCTTGCCGTTTTCTATTAGGCCTCGCAAATTGTTTCTTGCATACTCATAATCGTCCTGTGCCACATCTTCTTTATCTTCTATTGCGGGCAAAAGTTCAACTGTCGGCTCTATTTGTAGCGCGGTATTTAATTTTTCGTCAACTGTTTTTTTCATGTCGTTGTTTCTTCTATTTCAAATTCACTGTTTCCAGAAAAAACTTGAATTGCATCGGGTGTAGTTGCATCAAGACCTTCAAAATACGATATTGTCGCTTTATTAATATATTTATTTTTGGTGACAGGACCAAACAAATATCCTTTTACAACAAAGTCTAAGTCCCATGTCAATACTCTTTGATCATCAAACGATCCTTCATATGAATCATCTGATGTAACAGACAAAAGTTCAATCGGTATATCTAAATTTATATTGAGTTCTGGCAAAACTTTCATCGTAACCGTGAAGTCTGGTGTAAAGAACGGTACAATTTGTTCTATTACTTGTATACCATCCTCAGCATTCTTAGTGAAAAGATTTAAGGAGAAATTAAAGTCGTATGGCACAGGTGAATATGCTCTCGCAAAATCCAATCCACCAGTATTTACGCCTTTTACAAATCTATGTCCAGAGTTTAATTTTCTGATAGGATTGTAACTCATACTGTCCATAGAAAATCCAAGTCTTGGTAGAGTAATCGATGTTGCTCTATTCAGTGTTGGATCGGCAGTTACTCTGGTAATGAATCTTTGCTTTGGACCGTAGGCGATTGGAACATTTATTGTCTGTATTTTGTTTCCTGCATTGTCAAATCTTTTGACTTGTATCTCATTGAATATGTTACCGAACATAATAACATATCGTCTAATTGTTCCATTGTAAAAATCGTGACCGAACATCATATTAAAACTCCCTTACCGCAGAAAAAGGATTGTATTCTGTAAAATCTAAAACATCATTTTCATTAAGTTCATCAATTAGGAACTCATTCTCTGCCGTAGTGTCTTTTTCTGCAATATGGACACCCTCTTCAATTAGATATGTACTATCTTGAAGCAGTAATAGATCGCCGTCTTCCAGTAGTGCTTTGGTAATAAATTCGGAAGATTGACTAAAGATTTCTTCGATGTTATCAATTTCTTGAACATCAGTATCAATTTTCTCATTTGAGTAGCGATAACGTTCGCATCGAATCTCATGAGTATAGAGTTTACCAAGTTGAAAGAAGTTTTCTATGTTTTCAGTAAACTTTATTTCATACATGTATCCTGCCATTGGCAGCCAAATCAAATCACCTTCTCTTGGTCTTAAGATTGATTCATAGTCGTAGGCTACTTCGTTTAAAATTTCATTACCATCTTCAAGTTTTAAATTATATCCATATTCTGTTAACATGGATGTTTTGAGTGCTTGATCAAATCTTTTTTGTGCAACTACGAAATTAATCGACTCGTCGATTTGAAGACCAAACTTTGAAAGAAAATCTTCTTGGCCCACGAACCCATCAAATGTTTTAATATACAGTTCTAAATGAATCGCATCATCAAACTTCATTGACGCATCTTCACCATACAGTTTATCTAAATTAACATGAGTTCTTGGTAGATAATATGCCTCTACGCCATATATCTTTATGGCTTCTATAATTAAATCTTCGACAAGATTTTGCTCTTGTCTTATCTGTGTGTATTGATTAAAGAATGCGTTACGGGCCATTTAGCCCACCATGTCAGATACGGGTAATGAATATGAAGATATCATTTCTTCTTCAAGCTTGGTCAATTCTTCGTCTGCTTCATCATATATTTTTTGCCCGTTGAATGTCACACCACCAGGCATTGCGATACCTTCGAACTTTTTAAGATTTGTTCCCCACTGTTTTTTAATTAATGCTGTGCAATATCTCTTTAGCCAACGATCATTCCAAACATCACTGTAAGTATCTGGGTCTACTATTTGATATGCTTCGACGATGATGTATTCTCCGACAACAATCTTTTCTCCCCACGACATATCAATATAGAGTTTATCGGTATGTCTGTTAAATCGCAGAGGCTGCTTGCCCACAAACATCTCTTCGGCCAAAGCAACATTTTGCAGCGCCATATAGTATGGTGCAAAAGGCCCATAGTTAAACGCAAACAAATCGTTCAGTGCAATCTGATATCGCAGATTGAAAAGATTGTTCGTCGAATAACTGTTGCCAATGTCAAAAATATTGATGACGCCAATGATGTCTTCAGATATAGAAAGATATCTATTGTTTATGTCAGTTTGAGTAACTTGGTGAGCCAAGAATACCTTTTGAGTGCCATCGAAATGATAATCTTGATAATACGCTAAAGCTTCATCTACAGCATCGTCTACTTGTTCATCTGCCACATTGATTTCAAGTAGAGGTGCGCCCAAATGTCTTAAGCAATATTCTTTAAACTCTTCCCTGTTTGCGGGTCTTGATGAACTCATTGAGAATTTCCTCCATTTTTATACTATTTATAATTGGAGGAAATTCTAACTATACTCCCATCTGCTTTCTTATTTTTGTGGCAGAAATGCTGTGAATAGACTCATCAAAAACTTCTTGCTCAATCTTATATCCGACATCTCTACCGTAAGTAATATTTACAACATTTGGAACAACTTGAATTTCATATTGACCTTGATAAAGGGGGTCTAAGTCTCTGCGAATGAAATTTTTGACTTGTTCTATGGCAAATGGATTTGTTCCTTGCCAGCCTTGACAGTCTCGAATTTGAATAATCACCTGTCCAGTTTTAGATAAAGCACGTTCGAACAAAGCACGATGTCCAGGATGCCAAGGCTGCCAGCGTCCAAGCATTTGTACAGTTTCTTTTTTCCAATCAAACGATGGACGCCTTTGATTCTTTAGAATTCTTTCACCGACGTAAGGAACCCATTTCTCAGCATTCTGTTCAGTAACTCTGAAATCATAAATGTCGGGAGGAACAAAAGCTTTATTGGTATCTTCGTATCTACCCGCATCAATCGAATCGATCCAGATTGTCCAATCTGCTTTGAAATTGTGGCGCATTTCTGGTAATGGTGCAACGAAATCACAGATTACATAATCGGCCGAACAAGTTAATGCAAACTCAGCCATGCGAATGCTTTGTCGAATTCTACCCTCTCTACTGAAGTCCCAATCATTGTATTTTTTTCTTACTTCATCAGCATTGAACCACTGAACACTTACAATATTACTTCTAGGTACGCTTTCTAGCGTAGTAAGTCTAATACTAGATAGATTTTGAATTGTGCCGTTTTCTTCAAGAAATTTTTTAAGTCTTTCGGCAAAGTATGTTTTTCCCGCTCCTGGCAAACCCATAATCAAGATTTTTTTCATTTCACGTTATCCTTTTAGAAAAGATTCTTTTAACTATTTTTTGAATACTTTCATCACTATCATCAGTGCATTCTATATCATAATAAACTGGAGGAACATAAATTTCATTCAGTTCTGGATATTTAGATTCTTTTTTGTCGCTAACCCAAACTATAATATCAGGATTTAATATTTGCCTCATTTTAGGTAGGGGGCATACCATATTAATTATGGTAACTCCTGTTTCAGAGTTTCTTGCTAAGTTTAACATTCGATAACAATGTCGCATTTGACCATCGACGCTGAAATCAATATCCTTATTACTAATCCTTTCTTTCATAGAATTTAAAATAGAAGAACTTTGAAATAAATCGTTCAATTTTTCAGAAACTTTATTTTTAGAAGATTCTGGTAATCCCATAACTAAAATTCTGAATTTATTATCGGAAAGTAGTCGATAGTATTGTATCATGCCTTCTTCTAGAGAATGAAATACCCAAGGTCTGAAAAATAGACATTGGTTTGTTTCCAGTAAAATATTAGTGTGTATTTTCCATTCGAATAAATTTCGATAATTAAAATTTGTTTCTTCTAGCGCACTTTTTGCATTTGGTTTTGCAAACTCGCCCATTTTATTTGTATCGTCAACATGATACCAAAAATTTACTGTGGTTGGCTCTAAAGCAACCATGAAACACCATTCCTCTGTAGAATCAAATTCTTCAAAATGAATTAAATTGTGAGAAGGTTTTCTAATTACACCAGATCGTTTTGTATCTACAGTAACTCTTTCGCCCAATACCTTGTGAAAAATTTGCTCGCTGTCAGGAAAAATTAAATTAAAGTTTAACATTTCCTTTCCATGCCATGTTTCAACAAATTGAAAATTTTCGGCCATTTTTCTCAATGAGTTTGCTTCGTCTCCAGGAAAAAAATTATCAGCATGAATTAATTTAACCATTGATCTACTCATAATCTCAAATCCTATAATTATTGAAATCTCCAAACTTCCATATTTTTATATTTTTGAATAATGTCGGGAGGAAGAATTGTTTTTCTTTCTGTGTATTGAACATTTTTTTTCACATGATGAAGTTTTATTCCTATTTCTGAATCATATTCATCCCACGAAGCCTCAACATTATTGAAATCGTGTTTGTAATATGGCTCATCTATGAAGTTGTAAATTGATTTTACTACTAATTCTGGATTTTTACATAAATTATCATACTCTATAATGATACATTTATGTTTTTCTGAACTAGTTATTGCTTGTTTTACACCTATGTATGGAAATCCAACAACTCCAGTTTCTAACATTAGCCCATCTGCTCTAGAATAAACTGTGCCCGAAAGGCCTCCCGTAACCGTGCTTATACTTAAAGGATTTTTTCTGTGAGCAAGTTCAAAAGAATCTAAAATCCAGACAATATCTCTCACACAAATAATAAGTTTTGATTCAGGAAAAATAGCGTCAATCTGTGGTGTTAATATAGTCCATGCTCGATTCGTGTTAAAAATTACAGGTTTATCGACATCTTGATAATAGCCATCAAATATGGACTTCGCAATATTAAATCTTCTTTTTTCTGGAACTTCGTATTTTATTCCAGGGCCTTCTTGACTTACTTCTATAACACCTTTAAATAAATTAGCTAGAGGGTCTGTTATCGAAGCATGAAATTTAGGATTTTGTTTAAGTATCGAACTTAATAAAGTGGATCCTGATCTAGGCAGTCCAGTTATGAAATGAAATTTTTTATCCATAATTTATCCTTAAAAAATCTTTTAATTTATTTTCAATCACGTTAAGTGGCTCTTCCCAATCTCTGACCTTTGTCTGTCGTGACACAAAGAGATTGTTTCCGTGCCATGGAGACGATCCATCTTTTTTTGTGGTTGTCCAAATATAATATTCTGCTATTGGAACTGCAACAAAAGTTGTTTTTCCTATGGCGGCCGCAGCATGAACCAAACTTGTACACGATGAAACTATACAATCCATTTGATCAATAATATCAAGCGTGTCTTCCCAAGAGTTTATCATATGCGATAAATCAATGACGCCAGGATGATCTATCGGTTTTTCATCAATATAAAAAATATCCGCCTCTTTTGGTAATATTTTTAGCATTTTTTCTATGGGAATTTTTCTATATTCATCTTGAGCAAAATACGGATTACCAGAACATTTTATTCCTATTTTAGGTTTGGTTCCAGGAATTTTATTTTTAGGATTTTTGAGTGGTGTTAAGTATGTTCCACTCCATAATTCATGTTCCTTTAATCCTAAGTATCCTGGAAGAGTCATCATACTCGTCCATTTTTGTGTTCTGTCAATTAGAATTTTGTCTGTCAATATTTCGTGACCATGCCTCACCAATAATGAATTTATATCACGATAAAACTTTGTATCCGATGAAACTAATATTGGTCTCATTCCATATTTTTTAATTTTTTCAAAAAATCTTATGTTTATTATTTGATCTCCTATGCCTCCGCACGCATCAACATATAAAATTTTTCCTGGAGTTATTACGCCATTCCACTTTTTCATCTTCAACTGTTTTTCGAATAGAGAATGTTCTTTAATTTCAGCCTCTAAAAAAGAAAGCAGTCCTTTAGAAGTTTTTCCTTCTCTCAAATATTTTCCAGAAAATCCAGAATCAAACTTATCTTTTTTTTCGGGGTATAATTTTTCTACATATTCTAATAATTCTTCGGATTCTTTTTTCTTTCCCATAAGAGAAAGATTCGATGCCTTATGACACAAGGTTTCAAAATCATCTGGCGTTATTTCAAGATTTTTTTCGATATAAAATATCGCCTTTTCGGGATAATTCATTAAATTATATGCTTTGTATAAATTTGCTCTCGCAATATATAATTGTTCTGAATTTTCACATAAACAATATATTGCCTCAGCACATTTTAGATATGTATCTCTTTTATCTGCTTTGTGTGCGACATATCCTAGCACATCAAAATGTTTCAGTGCATATGCTTTAGAATAATAGTGATCAATTAGCTCCCATGCAAGTTCTCTTTTTTCATCATCTATTAAATCTAAAATTGTAGTTTTTAAATGTAATGGTGAAAATATTTCATTGATATTGTTCATCTTTAACCACAATTAATTGTATATTAATTTCAAGAATAATATTATTGTGTTGTTTAGCATATTCTTCTAGTTCACTCTCAGATAAATTCGATAGTGTAATTAAACTTTGCTCATCTGGAATATAATTAAAATTTAAGATTTCAAAATCTACATTATAAAAATCACCAAGTCTAGATGATGCAAAATTCTGTTCTTTATATAATTTATTTGCTTTTTTGCTGAATAATTGCAAACCCATCGGCGTGATAGGTCTACGATGCGTGGGGTCTGCCAAATATGTATCATGTCTAGGATGAGGAACTCTAATGTCTATGATTGCCCCATGCTTACAAACTCGATATAATTCTTTTAGACAATGAAAATATCCTTCTCCCATATGTTCTAAAACATGATGTGCAATAACGGCTTCTACTGAATTGTCATCGAATGGTAGTTTATCTTTTTCTAAGTCTAAAACAAAATCGGGATTTGTTTCTCGGTCAAAATCTATAGAAATATAATCGTTTTTTTTGTTAGTTCCGGCACCAATGTTTATTTTCACAATCACTCTCCTCAAACATATAATTTATACTAAAAAAAATATTATGTCAATAATTATTCAAATGTATTTCTTAAATTATTTTGTCGTATGGTAGTGCTTCTTGGCTGTCCACGCACTCCAATAGTTAAAGATCTTCCGGTTGAAATTTGAACCCAATCCGTAAAACCACCAACAACTGATACTGGACTACTTCTAGCCGTGGTCGTGTTGTCTCCTATTTCACCATTAGCATTTGACCCCCATCCCCAAGCTGTTCCATTGGCACGCACTGCCATAGTTGTTGAATCTCCACAGGAGATTTGAACCCAGTCGGTAAAGCCACCAACAACGGAAACAGGACTTGAAACGTTTGTTGTGGCATTATTTCCAAGCTGTCCATTGTTATTTCTACCCCAACACCATGCGGTTCCGTTTCCTCTTATTGCGCCAGTAAATTGAGGAATTAAAGAGCTGAATATAGTTCGGTTTCCGCCGGTGGCTATTTGAACCCAATCTGTAAAGCCTCCTACAACCGATACTGGACTGCTGGCGTTAGTTGTAGTGTTATTACCTAATTGTCCGTAGGCATTTATACCCCAACACCATGCGGTTCCGTTTGCTCTGACGCCAGCAGAAAAATTATGGCCCATAGACACTTGTGTCCAATTTGTAAAACCCCCCACAACAGTAGTTGGAGCAGATCGAGAATTTGTTGTGCCGTCACCCAATTGACCATAAAAATTCACACCACAAGTCATGAGTATTCCACCATCTATGCCAGAGCGAAGAAAACCACTTGTCATATATCCGGCGCTAACTTGTATAGTATCTCCAAAATTATTTGTGATGGTTGGACTACTTGTGCTGGCGCTGAGAGATCCAGTGCCATGTTGACCGAAATTGTTACCTCCCCAAGACCAGACCTGACTATATAAACTCGTTGTTGTAAAGCGTAAGGCTACTCCATGATTATAGCCGGCGGCAACTTGAAACCATCCAGTAGTGGTTGCTCCGGCAATTGAAGTTGGGCTACTTCGCGCACCACCGGCACCAGTTCCATTTTGACCTAGACTTGCTGCCCCCCAATTTAAAATTCCGCCATTTGCTCTTAACGACGAAACCCAACCTCCGGCGCCAGTAGAAACTTGCGTCCAATCTGCAATACCTCCCACAACACTACCTGGACTTGATCTTCCAGTAACTGCTTGATTGTTTCCTAATTGCCCATTATTTGCGGCCCCCCATGACCAAAGAGGAACTGTGTTTAAAGTAGATATGGCGGATTCTCTCCAATTACCACCATCCCAAACTACCAATTTGTTTAATGTAGTATCAAAAAATAGTTGACCAGGATAAGGATAGATGGGCCTCTGCCCAGTAGAGTTTGCCGGCAAACGCAATACCCGCTCATCGGTTATTCTAGTTATACCGTAATAAACGTTAAATGGCATTATACACCCTCTTTATAATGATAACATTAATTGAGGTTTATTTAGTTCTTCAATGTTCATCAATTCTTCAACGCTTTGCGCAGAATTAATTTGATTGTTAAGATTTAATTCATAATCGAATGATGATTGTACATGAGCATCTATAGCGCGTAATATAGACAAAAGTTGAAATTTTGTTAACGTTTTCCAGTTGTTGTCGCCAAATTTCCAATTAATTGTCTGATTATCTTCTAGCGCACTCAATTTTTCGACATACTTATATTTTTCATCTCTAAATGTTCTGATAAAATAATCAACCTCGTCTATTTTTATACTGGTTCCAGAAATTTCTTTGGCGTATCGTAAATTCGCCGCTATTTTACGATAATTTTCTTTAATCGTATCAAGATTATGTTGAACTACTGTATAATGGGCGATGACTTTTTCTTCTAAAAATTCCCACGTGGGACCGTGATAAGCCTCAAAAAGAGGATTAATTTCTCTTTCTCGATTTTCTTCGGCAGGATAAATTGTAATATCATCACTCAATTTAAGAGGAAATGATTCAATACTAGGTTCATCATATGGAACTTCAACAGTTTTTCGATATCTCACTCTAAAAACATCGATGATATATTGACTATTCCATGGAATTATACCCATAACTACCATTTGTTTATATTTTACTACATACATTTAACACACCCCCCTATATTGTATGTTTTTTACAATGCTCTTAACGCAACCGTGTGCCTATATACTGATGATATATTCACCCAATCAGTAAAGCCGCCAACAACGGAAATAGGGCTTGAGTGATAGCTACCAGACGAATTGTTGCCCAGTCTTCCACTGTCATTACTTCCCCACCCCCAAGCTGTTCCATTCGCTCTAATTGCTACAGTTTGCCTTGCTCCCGTTGAAATTTGAACCCAATCAAAAAATCCTCCAACAACAGAAACGGGGCTGCTTCTGGCAGTCGTAGTATTATCGCCTAATCTTCCTGCCCCGTTGAAACCCCAACACCATGCGGTTCCGTCGCTTTTTATTGCGCCAGAATGACTTCCAGACGAAAGTTTGCCACCGGTGCTTATTTGAACCCATCTTGGTACTCCTGCACTGAGTATTGAAACTGGACTGCTTCGAGTAGTCGTGCTATTATCTCCAAGTTGTCCGTTAGCGTTATATCCCCAACACCATGCAGTGCCCGAGGCTCTTACGGCACCAGTATGTTGCCATCCAGCACTAATTTGTACCCAGTCGGTAAAACCACCAACAACGGAAACAGGACTTAATCGGTTTGCAAGAGATCCATCCCCAAGCTGTCCGGCGTTATTTCTTCCCCAACACCATGCGGTTCCGTTTGCTCTAACTGCTGCGGTGTGACGTTCACCTGTACTTATTTGAACCCAATCTGTAAAACCACCAACAACTGATACTGGGCTACTCGCTGTTATGTAATTATTTGTTCCTAATTGTCCATGAGCGTTATCTCCCCAACACCACGCGGTTCCGTTTGCTCTAACTGCTGCGGCATGGGCGTATATACCAACTGAAATTTGAACCCAATCTGTAAAGCCTCCGACAACTGACACTGGACTACTTTTGGCCGTGGTTGTGTTGTCACCCAATACACCAAAAAAATTCACCGAACCCCATGACCAAGCAGTTCCATTTGCCCTAATCCCTGCACTGGCATCATTCCCAGAAGTGATCTGTATCCAATCAGTAAATCCGCCCACAATAGAAATTGGACTGCTTTTATCGGATGTTGTATTATCACCTAATGATCCATCAACATTTCTACCCCAAGACCAGGCTGGCGGTGGTATAACTTCGGCAGGAAAAACTACCCATGAAGTTCCATTGTAAACTTCAAATTTATTTGTTGAAGAGTTATATCTTACATGTCCCTGTACAGGCGAGGCTGGAGCCGTTGATCCTAATATAAATCTTCTATCAGGGGCATTTATTACCGTAGTACCATTAATTTGAATTGACATTTTTTCGCCTCAAAGCGATCTAAGAGCAAAAGTATTTAAAGAACCATTACACTCAATTTGAACCCAATTTGTTACACCACCAACTGTTAAAACTGGACTCGATCTGGAAGATGTAGTATTGTCTCCAAGTTGTCCTTGATCGTTTCTTCCCCAACAATAAATTTTTCCATCGGATGTAAGGCCGCCGGTGTGAGATGTACCACAAGAAACTTGCGCCCAATTAGTTATTGAACCCGCGACTTGAACAGGGCTTGAAGTGTCTGTTGTACTGTTATTTCCAAGTTGTCCTTGATGGTTTCTCCCCCAACACCATAAAGTCCCATTTCCTTTAACTGCGGCTCCGTGCTCTTGTCCCGATGCAACTTGAACCCAATCATTATTATTTCCTAATAATGCTGTGGGAGTTGATCTACTTGACAGGGTGCCGTCACCTAACCTTCCATATGTGTTTATGCCCCAACAATATATGTTTCCATTTCCTCTAAGCGCAGCGGCATGTCTATATCCAGCCGCTGGCTGAATCCAATTGGTGATACCTCCAGAGACGCTTACTGGGCTTGTTCTATTACTATTAAAGCCGTCACCTATTTGAAAAAAACTTCCTTGACCCCAAGCCATTAAAACCCCATTCGATCTTAATCCTAAAGTGAAAGCGTATCCGCAACTGATTTCCACAAAATCAGTAAGACCTCCAGATATTGGATTAGGGGTTCTTCTACTAGTTGTACTGCTATCACCTAATCTTCCATATGTGTTTAAGCCCCACATGGCCACAGACCCATTTGTTCTTACACCACCAGCATGCGATGCATGGCCTGAAACTTGACTAAAAACATAAGAGGTGAGAGTTGATACCGGACTGCTTTTAAGTGTAGTAGTGTTGTCGCCAAGCCTTCCACTGGTTGCAAGACCCCAGCACCACGCGGTCCCGTTCGAACGAATTGCTACATTTCGATCCACTTGCATCCAATCGGTAAATCCACCAACAAGAGAAACTGGACTGCTGGCGTTAGTTGCAGTATTATTACCTAATTGCCCAGAAGTATTAAGTCCCCATCCGAATATACTTGAAGTGCTGGTGCTGGTTAAATCGACCCACGACGTTCCATTCCAACCTTGGACCGTTCTAGTATTTTCATTAAAAAACATTGTTCCCGCCGATGGTGAAGCCGGAGCAATTTGTAAATTTCCTAAAATAGGATTTCCTTTATTGTCAAAAACGATTTGTCCACCAATCCTAATAGACATATTATTTTTTTCCTATTTGATTAAAAAATTATTTTTTGTTTTCCAATATATCTATTCTATCAGAAAGTTCTTTAACAGATTCAATTAAATACCCAATCAGTCCAGAATAATTTAAAGTTTTTGTTTCTGTGCCATCTTCTAATTTTGTTTCGTCAACTAAATGTGGTAAAACTTTTTCTACCCATTGAGCAATTAAACCTGAAGATTTTTTATCATTATCCACCCATTCAAACTCAACACCTTCAAGCAACTTGATTAACTCTGTAGCATTAGTAATTTTAGATACATTCTTTTTATGCCTTTCATCAGAGGTTGAATTGAAAATTGTTGCATTAATTGTTCCTGTGCTTGGATTAAAAGTCAATTTAGTCGAACTTACGCCAACCGTAGTTGCTGTTCCAGATGTGGCATCTTCCCAAAGAATATATCTAGTAGCGTTGGTTGAAGTGTCATCTGAAATTGTCGCGCCAGCACTAATACCAGTTAATTGACTTCCATCACCATAAAATCTAGTTGCGTATAAGTATCCGCCATAGTTTAATCTAGTTGTTCCAGAAGGATTTGTTGTTCCGCCGTCAAATTGTCCAGCCGTAGCACTAGTACCATTATATTCGACGAATGATGATGAAGTTGAGCCGGCAGTTACACCACGATCACCAGGAAGTGTTCCTGATGTAATATTAGTGGCACTGGTTGTGTCAGTAGTTGCTGATGTTGCTAAGGTTTGCCATGTCGGTGCGGCACCGGTGCCGTTTGTTCGTAAAACTTGTCCTGATGTTCCTGCCGCTAAGAATAGCGTAGTTCCTGATCCATTTTGATAAGGTATTGATCCTTGCGCACCACTTGCAAGATTTGTTGCCGTAGTTGCTGTTGTAGCAGATCCGGCAGATGTTGCTGAGCCACTCAGTGTTGCGGTAATCGTGCCCGCTGAAAAATTTCCCGATGCATCTCTAGCAACTATAGCGTTTCCTGTGTTAGTTGTTGCTGCATTACTCGCAACAGTAAATGTTGTCGCACCAGAACCATTATACGTTGTGCTTCCACTCAAGCCCGTTCCAGACGTAGTTAAGGTGAGTGTACCTAAAGGGCCGGAAATTAGTAATGCCATTCTACTCTTCCTTACTTGTACTGAACATCAAACCAGCAGTCTGATGAGCCGATTGTTTTTGTTGCCGCTGTAGTAGAATTGCCGATAACAATTCCTGTAGTAAAATGTCTTCCATATATTCCAAGGTCCAGTGAGAAGTTTGATTGTGCAGGTACAGTAAATACCATGACTGGAACGCCGCCATCTGACGGTAAACTTGCTGCATTGTAAACATGAATAAATTGTGATGAGGCTCTGTTGCTATAACCAGTTATCATGTATAACGTTCCTGCTGCGGCCTTAACTACCAACGAACTTGCAAGTGCTGTAGTGGTTGCATTAGTTGGTGCAAATGCAGAAACCCCCTCTGGATAATTCACCGAGGCTTGCGCGCCATTTAGATTTGTCCAAAGTTGAGATACATCACCAGAAGCAACTGCCGATGGGGCGGAAGAATTCGCTACAGCACCAATTAGGACAGGTTTATTTCCAGAAACTGCGGCATCATGTGCTTGAACACCTCCAATCGCAAGCGAACCGGCGGTGCCGCCAGTGACTGTTGTAGTTCCACCAACTTGTGCTAGATTGGTGGCTAAGTTAGTAATTGCAGAAGAACCGTCACTCAGTCTAACAAACACTGGTGTTCCAACTGGTGCATCAACGGTTAACGATCCCGAATTATCTGAAATAGGAACCACATCGTCTGTAGCAATGGTAACTCTCTGGGTTCCAGCAGTTCTGACACCAGTACCCATTGCGATTGCTGTACCACCTAATTGACTCAAGTTTGTAACCGTTGATACGGTTGATACGGTAGTTACTGCACTTATCGTGTTTACGTTACCTATTGAATTAGTACCCGCTGGAAGAGAGGCTACAATATCAACCTGAAATTCGTTTCCTGATACAGCATTATCTAGTGTTTCAACCGCAGTTTTAATTGCAGTGATATCTGCGGCAACTGTACCAGGTAATGAGGCAACATCAACGTCACCAATGTTATTTGTTCCCGCTGGAAGTGCGGTATCTATGGCTGCACTTGCGTACAGTCTTCCCACATTATTAGTTTTTAGCCAGGTATAATCACCATCAGCACTAGTGCTTGCTGCTATTGTGTCTTGTCTAACTGCGGCTATAGGCAATAGAGAATCAGCATCGGCCGATGCGGCGTCTTCTGCTTTGGCTAATGCTAAACTAACTGGTTGTGTTGCTTGCCAGAAAGTTCCCGTAACTGGCACACTATCATCAGTAGCAATCGTAACCCTCTGAGTTCCAGCACTTCTTGTTCCAGAACCCATTGCAATTGCTGTACCACCCAATTGACTTAGATTCGTGACGGTAGATACAGTTGTTACGGCACTTACCGTATTAACATCACCTATTGAATTCGTCCCTGCCGCTAGTGATGGAAGAGAAGCTAGGCTGACAGGCAGTGTTGTAATTGCAGCAGAACCATCGCTTAATCTCACAAATACTGGTGTTCCAACTGGAGCATCAACGGTTAAAGAGCCTCCAGAATCATCTATAGATAAACTTGAACCACCATCAGCAACATTTAATGCGCCAGTAGTTGTTGTCCAGAGTTGAGATACATCACCAGAAGAAACCGCAGGAGGAGATGAAGTATTTGCTACACCACCAATTAGTACGGGTTTATTTCCTGAAGCCACCGCGTCGTGCGCTTGAACACCTCCAATCGCAAGTGTTCCATTAGTACCGCCAGTGACTGTTGTAGTTCCACCAACTTGTGCTAAGTTGGTGGCTAAGTTAGTAATTGCAGCAGAACCATCGCTTAATCTCACAAATACTGGTGTTCCAACTGGAGCATCAACGGTTAACGATCCAGAATTATCTGAAATAGGAACAACATCATTTGTTGCGATAGTAACTCTCTGGGTGCCAGCATCTCTTGTGCCAGTGCCCATTGAAATTGCTGTACCACCTAATTGACTTAGATTCGTTACGGTTGATACGGTAGTTACTGCACTTATCGTGTTTACGTTACCAATCGAGTTTGTACCTGCGGGTAATGAGGCTACAATATCAACCTGAAGTTCGTTTCCTGATACTGTGTTATCTAATATTTCAACCGCAGTTTTAATAGCGGTTATATCACTAGCAACCGTACCAGGCAATGAGGCAACATCAACATCACCAATGTTATTTGTACCCGCTGGAAGAGAGGCTACAATATCAACCTGAAATTCGTTTCCTGATACAGCATTATCTAATGTTTCAACCGCGGTTTTAATCGCGGTGATATCAGTCGCAACCGTACCAGGCAGTGAGGCGACATCAACGTCACCAATATTATTTGTTCCTGCTGGGAGTGCAGTGTCAACAACCGCAGAAGTCCAAAGTCTACCTTGGGAAGTTACTCTAAGTTGTGTATA